TGAAACAAATGCAGTTATAGATAGTGAGAAAAAGGTATTAGAGAATGTAAGAGAATTGCTTGTACCAATGAGAGCAATATTTAATTACACACAAGGTAAATACAAAGTTATTATTGAAGGAACAGGCAGTTCACAATTATTATTAACTAAAGATAATGTTGTAAGCGAAGTTAAATTACAAGGTGAAAGTAAATCTGAAAAGTATAACCGAGTTATAGGAACATTTACTAACCCAGAAAAAGATTATCAATCAGATACAGTTTCTTTTCCACCATTTGATGATTCAGCTTTAGACCCAGCAGATCAACACGCAACAATGTTAAGTGATGATAACAATACTTTACTTGAAAGAAGTTTTGATATGTTACAAGTAACTTCACCTTATCAAGCAGAAGAAATTTGCGAGAACATACTAAAGAGATCAAGAAACAATTTAAAAGCAGAAGTAACAGTAACTTCAGAAGCACTTAATTTATCTATTGGAGATATAGTAACAGCTACATACGATACAGCAGGTTTTAGTGCCAAGCCATTTAGAGTAATGTCTTTAGCTATTAATTCAGATTCAACAGTAACTCTTGGCTTAGAAGAACATCAAGATAATTTTTATACTTGGGAAGAAAAAGGCGAAGCACCTACAATAGCTGATACAATACTTCCTAATCCTTTTTCTGTTACAGCACCAGTATCAGTTACTTTAGATGACCAATTAATTGAATACTCAGACGGAGTTGTTATTACTGCCTTAGATGTAACGATTGGTGCATCACTAGATAACTTTGTGGACTATTACCAAGTAGAATACAAACTAAGCACAGATACAGATTATCTTATATCTGGTCAGGTAACAGGATTGTTTCATAGAATATTAAACGTAAAAGATGGATTTATTTATAATGTAAGAGTTAGAGCATTTAATACATTAGGAGTTTCATCTACTTACACTTCTGCAACAAGAACTATCATTGGTGGAATAGCACCACCTTCTGATGTAACAGATTTCTCTTGTAACATTATTGGTGGAGATGCACATTTATCTTGGCAACAAATTACAGACTTAGATTTAGCTTATTATCAAATAAGATATTCAACACAAACAAGTGGTGCTTCTTGGGCTAACTCAGTTTCTTTAGTTGAAAAAGTTGCAAGACCAGCTACTTCAGTAACAGTTCCAGCAAGAGTAGGTTCATATCTTATAAAAGCAGTAGATAAAAATGGTAACTTTTCTTCTAATGAAACAATCATTGAAACAAACGTATTAGCAATAGGAAATTACAATGCTGTTGCAACACAAACTGAATCACCAACATTTTCAGGAACTAAATTTCAAACAGTTGTTTCTGATGGTACATTAAGATTAGATTCATCAGAACTATTTGATAGTGCAATAGGAAATTTTGATTCAGGAACTTCATTCTTTGATTCTGGTGTAACTTCTTATGACTTATATTCTGAAGGAACTTATTTATTCTCAAGTCCAATAGATATAGGTGCAGTTTATACTTCAAGAGTAACTGCTTCTATTACACAAACATCAGATAACTTAGATGATTTATTTGATTTAAGAACTGGAGATTTTGATGATGCACAATCTAATTTTGATGGCGATACTCCTGCTAATTGTAATGCACATATTGAGATTGCTTTATCTAATGACAATATAACTTATACTACATTTAGAAACTTTGTAGTCGGCGATTACACAGCAAGATATTATAAATTTAGAGTAACATTAAGATCATTTGATTTAGCTTCCACTCCAGTTATTAGTGCTTTGTCAGTAAGTATAGATATGCCAGATAGAATATTTAGTGGTAATGATATTGTTTCAGGGACAGGAACTTATAATGTTGTATTTACTTTACCTTTTTATTCTAATTCTTATGCAGTTGGAATAACAGCACAAGGATTAAACACAGGAGATTTCTTTACAATTTCAAATAAAACTGTTAATGGTTTTGATGTTGCATTTAAAAATAGTGGCAATTCAGGAGTTACTAAAACTTTTGATTACTTAGCTAAAGGATATTAGATAGAATATGGCACAACACGATTATAATATAGCAAATCAGGGTTTCCCTGCATTTAGAACAGATTTAAACAACGCATTATCGGCAATTCAAACAACAAATTCAGGAACATCAAGACCAACAGGTGCTGTCGCTGGTCAGCTTTGGCTAGACACAACTTCTCCAACTACACCTACATTAAAATATTATGATGGTGCAGATGATATATCTTTAGCAACTATTGACCATTCTGCTAACACAGTAAATTGGTTAGATTCAACAGTATCAATTACTGGACTATCAACAACTGCAACAGGAACAGTTTTAACACTTTCAGATTCAGTTTCTACTTCAACAGTAAATTTAATTATAGACAATCAAAAAGAAATTCGTTTTAGAGAAACAACAGCTAATGGAACAAACTATGTAGCATTAAAATCACCAGCTTCTTTATCTGCTGACTTAACTTTTACATTACCTGCAACTGATGGAACTTCTGGTCAAGTTCTTCAAACAAATGGTTCAGGAGTTTTATCTTTTGCAACAGTTGGTGGTTTAGCTTGGCAAACTATTGTTACAGGTGCAACATTAACTGCTGTCGCTGGTAGAGGATATTGGATTGATACAACTTCAAATGCTTGTACTGTAACATTACCTGCTTCTGCTACTAATGGTGATACTATTGTTTTAGCTGACTATGCTAGAAAATGGGGAACAAACAAAATTACAATAGATCAAAACTCTTTAAACTTTCAAGGATTTAGTTCACCAAATCCTGAATATAATACAAATGGTCAATCTGTTACATTAGTTTATTCTGGTGCAACAAAAGGTTGGATTCCAACAATTGATGATGATGTAACAAATGAAACACCACAATCATATTCAGTAGATTTTTTAGTAATAGCTGGGGGAGGTTCTGGTGGTGGTAGGAATCAGGGTGGAGGAGGAGGATCAGGTGGTTATCGTTCTTCAAACGCAACTTATGGTTCTTCAGGTGGTGGTGGAAGTGCAGAATCAAGTTTAACATTTTTTGCTGGAACAGTTTATACAATTACAGTTGGTGCTGGAGGTGCTTCAGCGATTGGTGGTCAAACAAATAATGGTAATAATTCATCTATTTCAGGTTCGGATATATCAACAATAACATCTACTGCTGGTGGTGGTGGTGGTACTGATGGTGGTACTGGTAACGCAGGAGGTAGTGGTGGAGGAGGTGCTGGTCCAAGTACAGCAGCAGGTGGTGCTGGTACAGCAAATCAAGGATTTGGTGGTGGAACAGGTGGTAGTAGTGTTGCTGGTGGAGGAGGTGGTGCTAGTGCTGTTGGTGTAAATGGTAATGTTGGTACTGGAAAAGGTGGTAATGGTGGTGCAGGTGTAGCTTCAACAATAACTGGTTCATCAGTAACAAGAGCAGGTGGAGGTGGAGGTTATGGTGGAACTACTATTGGGTCAGGAGGTACTGGAGGTGGTGGTAATGGTGGTTTAGCTGGTGCTAATGATGCCACAGCAGGAACAGCTAATACTGGAGGTGGAGGTGGTGGTGTCGCTGGTAGTTATCCACCAAATACTTCAGGTGCAGGAGGTTCAGGAGTTGTAATACTTCGTATGCCAACTGCTAAATATTCAAGTACAACAACTGGTTCTCCAACAGTTTCAACATCAGGTTCAGATACAATATTAGTTTATAATTCATCAGGGAGTTACACAGGATAATGGCACACTTTGCAAAATTAGGAATTGGAAATATAGTTGAAAAAGTAATTGTAGTATCTAATGATATTGCAACTACTGAACAAGCTGGTTCAGATTTTATTAATAAACTTTACAATACAAGAGATGTTTGGAAACAAACTTCATACAATAATAATTTTAGAAAAAATTACGCAGGAATAGGATTTCAATACGATCAAACAAGAGATGCTTTTATATCACCTAAACCTTTTAACTCTTGGGTATTAAATGAAGATACTTGTAGATGGGAAGCACCAATAGCTATGCCACAATTGACACAAGAACAAATAGATAATAGAAATTATTATAATTGGAACGAAACAACTTTATCTTGGGATTTAATAGAAGTATAATTTAAAACGAAAGGAAGGAAATGTCAGAAGTAATAAAACTTCACGAACCTAAATTTGAAAATTCATCTTGGAATTTTGAATTAGACCAAACAAATCTTTACGCATTTTGGAATAACGCATTTTCAAAAGAAGAATGTCAAACCATTATTAATATAGCAAAAGACAAAGGTTTAGTTAAAGGAACTACCAAAGAAGAATCTGATGTTAGGGATTCTAAAATATCTTGGTTATATCCCATTGATAAAATGGATTGGGTATTTCGTAGAGTAACAGATATTACTTTAAATCTTAATGAAAGATTTTTTAAGTTTGATTTATTTGGTATTAATGAAGGATTTCAATTTACAAATTATGAAGCACCATCTGGTAAATATGGTAAGCATGTTGATAGAGGAATAAATATGCCAGTTAGAAAACTATCTATATCTATTCAACTTACAAATCCTGAAGAATATGAAGGTGGAGAACTTTATCTTTATGATGCTGATAAAGGAAATCTTATGGATAAAACACAAGGAACATTAATACTATTTCCTTCTTATGTATTACACGAGGTTATGCCAGTAACTAAAGGTGAAAGAAATTCATTAGTAACTTGGGTAACAGGAAAACAGTTTAAATAAACTTAACTTATGATAAGACCATAATATGATTACATTAATAATAGGTTTAATAATTGGAGTGTTTCTTGGTTGGAAGTACGAACTAGCTATAAACGACTTTATAGAATCAATTAAGATACATTTAAACATCAAGTAGTCTTGAACTTCGTATGTTGCAACATTATATGTTGGCAATAACAAACGGAGATAACAATGCTAAACTATTCAGACTTTAAGAACTATTGGACTAAGTTCTACGCAGATGCTTTTGAAGATGCTAAAACATTTTGGAAAGACTATGCTAAGAACATAGAACAGTTCTACAAAAAATAACTTTATTAAAACACAATAGTTTGATAAACACACTGCATAATATTAATTGCATTTACAAACTTTGGATTGGTGGGTGTGTCTTGCTAAAGTCTTGCAAATGCTTAAACGACAATGGCAAGA